GCGGGAAAGATAAACCTGCTATGCCACAATCACTCCGCGAAGCAATTAGTAGAAACTCGCGTTCTTCGACGATTATTCCAACTCGAAGGGAATCTCAAACGAGAGAACTTTCATTTGCCGATAGGATGAAAACGCTTGCCGGCATTAACGATAAAAACAAAAACTAACTCATAAAGGGAGATAAATATTATGTCAGTTTTAGAACGCCTTACAGAAGGTATCGTAAATCGTGATCTTGAGAAAGAGGGGTCTGCACTTTTAAATAAGTGGAGCAGAACCGGTCTTCTTGAGGGTATCGATAATGAGCGCGCCCAGTCAAATATGGCGCGCCTCTTAGAAAATCAGGCCAAGGAGCTTCTCCGCGAGGCTTCCACTATGGCCGGTAGTGATGTCGAAGGTTTTGCAGCCGTCGCATTCCCCATTGTTCGCCGCGTTTTCGGCGGACTTATCGCTAACGATCTTGTTAGCGTCCAGCCGATGAGTTTGCCGTCCGGCCTCATCTTCTTCCTCGACTTTACTTTCAATAGTTCTCGTCTAGGCGCAGAAGCCAATGAGTCGCTGTATGGTGGTGGTGTCGTTGCTGGTCAGTTGACCGGTGGTGTTAGCCTTTCTGGTGATAGTGCGGAAGATAGCTTCTACGCTCTCAACAATGGCTATGCTTCGCCAACCGGCTCTTCGGCCGCTATCTTTGTTACCACGCTAGCTTCTGGTACTTTTGGTGGGAATAACCCACTTCCTGGTACCGAGTTTAGCTCTGATGGTACGATTAATCAGGCGAAATTCGACAAGCTTTGTCGCTTTGACCCTGATTTGACCTCTGGTACCACCAAGGTTTGGATCGGTGTCATCGGTTCTGCTAGCACGAGCCTTTCGCAGTTTAATTTGGATAACCTCATCTCGATTACGAATGATTCTGGTGCCGGCGAGACTAGCACACTTATCACGTCTGGCTCTCAGGTCCGTCGCTTGACGTCTTGGTCCGGTTCCAATGGCGGTCTTTATCAGGATGGCGATACCCAGGCTGATGCCCTGATCTTCTTTACCAGTGATACGCTAGCTACTGTCACGCTAGACGATAACGGCGGTAAGGAGTTGTCGTTTACTTGGGTGCAGACGGACAAATTCGAGACTGGTCTCGGTGTTCCTGGTTCTGTCCGCGGTAATACCACTTGGGGTCTGGAGAACAACACTCTTATCCCTGAGATCGACATTAAGGTCGATTCCGTGGCCGTCACCGCAGTCACCAAGAAGCTCAAAGCGAAGTGGACTCCGGAGCTTGGGCAAGATCTCAATGCGTATCACAATATTGATGCCGAGGTCGAGCTTACCGGTATCCTTTCCGAGCAGATTGCTCTTGAGATCGACCGTGAAATCATGGAAGATCTTGTTAAGGGCGCCACTGCTGGCACCTATTACTGGGCGCGCTCACCGGGACTCTTCGTCGATCGTAAGACCGGACTTGAGGTTGGTGCTTCTTCGGCTGCTCCGGACTTCACCGGTACGGTTAGTCAGTGGTATGAGACTCTGATTGAGACCATTAATGATGTGTCCGCTCAGATTCATCGTAAGACTCTGCGTGGCGCTGCCAACTTCGTGGTCGTAAGTCCCGAGGTTGCTAACATCCTTGAGTTCACTGCTGGATTCCGCGCATCGGTTACCGCCGATGATGATCGCGGCACCATTGGCGCTGTCAAGGTTGGTTCCTTAACTCGTAAGTTCGATGTTTACGTCGATCCTTACTTCCCACGGAACCTTGTTCTCGTCGGTCGCAAGGGCTCCGGATTCCTTGAATCTGGCTACGTATACGCGCCTTACGTTCCGCTGCAGGTCACGCCGACCATCTTCGGTACTGAGGACTTCGTGCCCCGCAAGGGCGTGATGACTCGGTACGCCAAGAAAATGGTTCGTGCCGACATGTATGGTCTTGTCATCGTCCGCGGTCTGCTCGGTGAGTCTGGCGCTACCAGCTAAGTCAGTCTGAATAGCTCCTAAAACGTCAGTAGATAAAAAATAGCCCCTCTTCGGAGGGGCTTCGTTTTTATGCACATTGACGATCTATTTATAACATAAAATATAGGAGAATTTATTATGGGTTCAAGAAGAATGAGTCAGGGTCGGTTGCAAAAGTTGATTAACAAGAATACAAATCGATTATCGCCGCAAGAAGAATTTCAGGTCAAAAAGGTGATGCTCCATCCGGATCAAGACGCAGATTTTGGTGCAACTGTTACGGTGAGTACGACTTTTACCACCGCAGATTCAGGCAGGATTGTAATGATTAATGCGGACGCGACTGCTAATCTCACCATGACACTCCCCACCGCCCCTGCACATGGGAACCATTTTACCTTTCTTTTGGTCGCAAATAGTGATTCAGCGTCCCAGGTGTTAATCGACGCCGGAGGGAAGACCATCCGAGGGATTAGCACTGGCGTTGGAAATGCCACATATGTTAATATAAACTCTGCAACGGTTGGGTTTGCTGACGCTGAACTGCGCGGAGCGATAATTGAAATAGTTTATACCGGAAATAAATGGTTTTTGTTAAGAGCGGTTAGTACGATTGCGCTAATTACATCCATTAGTTGATAATTTAAATTTGTATTTTATCGCCCCTCTTCGGAGGGGCTTCGTTTTTCTATAGATCGAGGATCTACTTACAGGTGAACAACAAAGTTCAACCAAAGTTATCGGGTAGACATAGAGCTACCCCCTCGCACCGCTGAAATAAACCGGTGCAGGGACATGATTACAAATGGAGGGTTTTTAACTATGGGAAGCAAGAGAGTGGGCTTGGCAAGGATCCAAGCATTAATCGAGAATTTAAAGAGAGATATAGCGTTGGGTACAACGACCCTATCGGCGGCAACTCTGTCTAGCACAACAGGTCTTACTGCACCTTCAATGACATCTAAGACACAGTTGGCTAATGCTGCCAGTGGTGTATTGGCAAAGAATACATGGTACTTAGCACCAGCCGATGGCGCAGCGATAACCGTAACCTTGCCAACACAGGCAAACTCAACAAAAGGCGATGTAATTGTTGTGCAATATAACGTTGTAATTGATAACGGCGCAACGCACAAATATGGCACTTCCGGCGAGTTCTTTATGGTTGGTTCCTCAATTTTTAAGAGGGCAGCAGTTGAGATCTTCAGCGTGGATGTTTCCGATGCCACCGACGATTTCTTAAATCTAATCGGCCTTACAAACTGTGGACCCGGAATCGGATCGATGGTTATTTTCACATTCAACGGCTCAACTTGGCAAGCTGAAGCAACCTGTACCGCTTCTGGTAACGGCTCCGCAACTAACTTGTCAGTGTTCGCAACGTCATAAGACATATAAAATTTCAATTAGATAATTTACTTATTTATATTAATTTTGCCCCCCTCTTCGGAGGGGGTTTTTTACTATATGTCCGTACCTGCTTTATCGCCAAAACAACAAGTCAACGTCAACGTTCTTCCATCAACAGGCAGTACGTCAGATGTTTCGGCTGCGGTACCGTATGGAATGTACACATCGGCAGCCTTCTTGTCTGGCGCAGCACAACAAGTCACGTATACATATCGTAAACTTGGCGGTGATGTCTTAGATATTGAGCTTACAGCTAAAAATATATATGCTGCTTACGAAGAGGCAGTTTTGGAATATTCTTATATTGTGAATATTCACCAGACAAAGAATTCTTTATCAAACGTCCTTGGAGGAACCACTGGATCATTTGATTATTTGGGGGAACTTGAAAGTGGTGTGCTGTCATCAAGCTTGATGGGTACTCACGTTTCTTTAAAATTACCGAGATATCAATTTGCATATGCGCGCAGGGTGTCAGATGCGACGTCTTTTGAAGCTGGATTTGGCGGCACCCGAGAGATATATTCGGCCTCTTTTGCCACAACTTCAAGTGTACAAGATTATGATCTTCAAGCAATTATTTCATCTTCGGCCGGCGCCATTCCGGGAACGCGCTATTATGAAAAAGTAGACAATAAAAGAATTTTAATTCATAAGGTTTTTTATCGTTCACCGGAGTCTATGTGGAGATTCTATGGATATTATGGCGGCTTAAATGTTGTTGGAGATCTGCATAATTATGGACAGTATGCTGATGATTCTACATTTGAGGTAATTCCCGCATGGCAAAATAAATTGCAGGCGATGGCATACGAGGATCATCTATGGACGAGAACCTCTCATTATTCGTATGAATTAAAGAACAATCGGCTGCGTTTATTCCCTGAACCAGATGCCACACGCCCGTTGAGAGTGTGGGTGGAATTTTCTATTTCCGAAGATGCCTGGGCGACCGGAAGCGCCGAGACCGGTATCGATGGTATTAATAATATGAATACAATGCCGTTGGCAAATCTTCCATATCATAATATTAATTCAATAGGAAAACAGTGGATTCGTAGATTCGCGCTAGCGATATCAAAGGAAATTTTAGGACAAATACGATCAAAATTTGCTAGTCTTCCAATCCCGGGAGACGCAGTTACGTTGAATGGCCCAGCGCTTATAAGC